GACAGATTCTCAACCAGTAGTTAATAAATTACAAGATACTATTGGGGTTGTTGTAGCATTAGAGTGGATATCATATAGTTTTAATCAACCTCAGTTACTTATGACTTTTAGAAAGACTAATGGTTTTCCTGAAAGTAAATTCTGGAATAATAGAGTAGATGCTATTATAAGAGCTAATAATAACTTATTAGTTGTTACTCCTCCTGGATCTCCTGGACCATTTGTGGTTTCTAATAATCAAGTTGTTAGTCCTCCTGGACCATCTAAGGTTTCTGATAATCAATATGAATTTAGAGTATATAACACATAATTAAAAACATAAAAACCTTATATGGACATATTTAATATACAAGCTCTCATAAGAGAGCGTAAAGTTGTTGAACTAAGTGATATAGATCCAACATCATCCTACCTACAAGTAGGTGTGTTTCAAACAGGTAACAGACAGAGTAATGCTAGTAACGCAGACACCTATCCTTCTTATGCTATTTCTATTTCTGAGCTATTAGCTACTCCTCCTATTACTCTAAATGTAATTCCAAGAGGTACCGGCCCATCTATCGCGGATGGTTTCTGGGCATTCTCTGCAAATGATATTTATCCTTTAACACCATGTTCTAATATAGGTCTCCCTACAAATAGGATTCAGACTCTTTATATGTGTTCTGAAATAGATTACACTAGCGATCTACTCTTTAAAACAGGAGCTAATACAGTAGCTACTATAACCACAGATAGTAGATTGATCTTAAATTATCCAGCAGTAGGATTACCTTTGGCTAATTGGGGACATACATTTGCTGCACCAGCTGGTTCAGTAATGGCTTTCCATGTTGGCACAAGTGGTTTAGCAGGAGGGTTATTAACAATCAATGTTGATGGTAGTTTTGGTATAGGTAATCTTGCAGGCCCTATTCATACTTTTGCCGGTAATGGTCTTGATATATTTTCTTTTACTGGAGCTATCAATAATCAAAAAGTTGGTATTAATACTTTATCACCATCAGCTACTTTACATCTTAAAGGGGTTGATTCTGTTTCTTCATCTTATAGTTTAAAGATTGATGATGTTGCTGCAACTTCATTATTCTCTGTAAGAAATGATGGTCAGGTAAATTCTAATGATGGATATTCTTATAATGGAAATAGATTACTGCAAAGTGACTTCTTTTTGGGAAATAATTTTCTAGGATCTTATGGCTTTGATAATACACCAGGAAACACAGGTACTTTTGTAAATGCTATAGGATACGGAGCTGGTCAAAGTAATACTGGTAATTCTGTTTCAGTAATGGGAGAATTTTCAGGTCTCAATAACACGGGTACTAATGTTATAGGATTAGGTCCACAAGCATTACAAGGTAATACTGGAAATAATGTTTTTGCTGCAGGTTATCAAGCAGGTCTTGGTAATACTGGAAATAATGTTTTTGGTCTTGGTAATTTTTCTATTTATAATAATACAGTAAATGATGCTGTAATTATAGGATCAGCAAGAGCAGCCTCAGTAGGCTTCTTAGAAATGTGGGTTGGTGTAGGACCTAACAAAGCCGGTACTGAAGCAAAGCATCAATTTGTTATTCGCCAAGGTAGTATTGCAACTGGTGTAATAGATAACAGTATGACTAATGTTGATCTTATATTTGCCGGAGCGGTTGGTACAGGAACAGGTCGTGGTGGAGCTTTGAAAATGCAAGTAGCTCCTGCCTCTGGAGTATCAAGTGGAGTACAAAATACATTAGTAGATGTCTTCATTGCTAAGCAATCATCTGTTTTAAATTTACCAGCAATACAAACAGGTAATGCAGGATTAGTAACAGGAGATCTATATGTAGATACTGCGGCAAATGTTTTAGCAAATGGTGATCTGGTAGTAGCAAGAAAAGTATAACATTAAAAATATATAATTATGAATTATCAAGTAAAAGATACAAATTGGTTAAGTGCTCCAAAAGTTAAGCACACTGATCCTACTAAAGTAGTAGTTCAAGTAGCTGTAAATACAGGTATAGTTGGTCAGACTTATCCTGGATTCGAAAATCAAGATATTATGGTTGCAGAATTTCCTATCTCTATGACAGGAACAGAAATGCAAGCTGATACAGTAGTACAAGCGGTGGCTTTCTCTGCAGCAAAATACCCTAACACGTAACCAACAAATAAACCAACATATGAAAACAATTACCAACAAAGAAGTAAAGATTAAAGGTCAAGATGGAAATCTGATGATGAGATCTAATCTATTAAACATTGTAACTAATAATCCTCCGGAGAGAGGTCTTACTATTACAGCTATGAAAGAAAGGATGAGAATCCTAGATGCCATAGAAAAAGCTAATAAGGGAGACATTATTTTAGAGGATGCTGAGTTCAATACTTTAAAAAGACTCTTTGATGAATACGGATGGATGACTCCGCATAAAGATATAATCGAGCTAGCTGATCACCTTGATGAGCTCTCTAAAACAAAATAAAAAATGAGTATAGGTAATTTAAAAGACCAAGGTAATAAAGGTAATAACTTTCCTTATCAGAGAGCTGTCCTTGAATTGTTAGGACAGATATCTTCTAGTAGTAGCGGGTGCTGTCCTACAGCAGCTACTGAAGCTACTTTACAACAAGTATTAGCTGCCGTACAAGGTGGTTCACTATTCTTTAACAACCTTGTTATAGATACAGGTGGTGCCGGATGTCCTACAAACTGTCCTACTTACTCAGAAGTAAGTGTATGGAATGGTGTAGGTTTTACTATTACATATTATGATGCTAATGGAGCTGTTGTAATTCCAGTAGGTCCACTAATATATGTAAATCCACAGTATGTTCTTAATGACATATTGTTACAAGTTACATCAATAAATACTCCTACAGCAAGAACTCCAGCAATGTTTAGAACATCTACTAGTGGAACTATTACTGCAGGTAAAAGATCAGTATCTATTAGAAATGCTGGTTCAGCTAATGGTGTAGTATTAGGAGCAAACATACTTCCGGAGAAGTGGTAAACTTTGATGCAGCATCTCTTAAAGATACTTTAGGTGCTATTACTTATAATGGTACAGGTACTGATTTATTAATTATAACTATAGTATAACATGGGGACTTTAATTCAAGGTGGTACAGGAACTAGTTTACCTATAGTAAGATATGTATACTTAGTACGAGATTCTTCAGATGCTGTTAGAATGGGAGGTACTCCAAGTAATGTGTATACTACTTTTCAAACAGCTTATGATGCAGCTAATGCTTTGCAACTAACTTTAGGTGGAACAAATACAGTTGTTATACTAGTTGGAAATACTACCGCAGCAACAGTAGGTAATCTTACACTTACAGCAAACTATAACCGGTTTGTCTTAATAAAAGGGATAAACCTTCAGTCCTCTATCCTTGGAAATATTATTGCTACAAATGCAACAGGTAATGGATTTAATCTGGGTCAAACTACTGCAGGTGTTGGTATAACAGATGTAACAATTGGAACAATTAGTACTAATGCAACAGGTCCTACAGGAAGTTCAGGATCTGTATCTATGCGTCTCAATAATGTCCAGTTAGGAAATATAAGTACTGCTATAACAAACCCATTAAACACAACAGGTAGTGGCGGAGAGGTAAGAACTGCCGCAACCACTGCTGCACTCAACACCAATAATTTTATTGTATTTGCAGATATAAGAACTACAAGTCAAGGCTCAACAAGTTCTGCAGGAGCAGTTATCATTATTGGGGGTTCTTTTTTCTTTAATGTAATCACTACAGCAAATGGAAACTTAAACGGAGGGGTAACACTCCAGGCAAGAGGAAACTTTTTTGGACAACGTGTTTCAATATCAAATGTTGGTGGCCTACAATCATCATTCTCAATGCAGAATGGACAAATAAATCAATTAACCCTATCTACAGCAGGCAACATATCTATATTGGAAGCCGTAGTTGGAGTTCCTACTGTAGTTAATACTAGTCCAACATTTACTCCTAATACTTTAACCATTATAGGTTCAAGATTTACTAGTACGTTAGTTTCCGATTTCTTAACAGTAATAAAAGCAAAACTAAGTTCTTTCGATTCTATACAACAAGTAGGTGATAATTCTATTATCTCAAATTGTGTATTTGATGGTGTATCTACAGTTGGTAGTCCAACAATAGAGGAGATTGGCCCAGGTTGTTCAATATACAATTGCACTGTACTGCAAGGAAGCTTAGGAATTGATAATAGTTCACCAGTAACTGTAAATGGTTTTGGAACTATATTTGTGAATGGTATAGGAGCAAATGTAACAGTAATTTAAAACATATAATTATGAGCATAGGAAATATAAGAGATAATGGCAACAAGGGAAATAATTTTCCCTACCAACTAAGCAATCTACAATTACTTGGAGCTATTAATGACTGTTGTACAACATCAGGAGGTACTTTATTAAGTATACTTGCTGCTTTACAGAATGGTCAAAGTTTTATTCAAACCCTGGTAGAAGATCAAGGTGGTACAGGGTGCCCTACCAACTGTCCAGTATATCTAGAAGTAAAGATCTGGAATGGTACTGGTTTTGATCCTGCTGTTTATTATGATGCAGCAGGAAACATAGTAGTGCCAGTAGGACCTTTAGTATATCTTAACCCAGATTTTCATTTGGCTCAAATGGTTGCTTTACTTACATCTATTGATAACTCTGTTGATGTAAATCTTTCTACCAGAAATGCTGAGGCTACACAACTTCTTATAAAGAACCTGCTTACAAGTATAGATGCAGATACCTCAAATATTGCTGCTGATACAACAGCTACTAGAACAGCTAAAGTAATTAGTACTACAGGTTCAGGAACAATTCCCGGTAACCCAATGACTGTATCTATCTTTAATGCTAATACAATGTCTGGTGCTGTTACTATTGGAGGTACTACTATTTCTGTTCCGGGTGGAGTAACTTTAAGTTATGATGCTGGTGGATTAAACAACAAGTTTGCTACTGGTAACTTTGTATATGATGCAACGGGTACTACATTTATAATCACTTATGTAATCTAATCATGGGAAATCAGATAAGTAGAACAGGATATACATTAGCTCAAGAAGAAGGTTCTAATCTTCCTCATAGACAGATTATAAATTTTGTTGGTACAGGTGTAACAGCAACAGATGCTGGTGGTAAAACAGTAGTCACAATTCCTGGTAATATTCCAGCTACTAACTATGGTCTATTTGCTCAAACAGGAAATAGTACTCCTGTAACAGCTACAAATGTTGAAAGCAGTTTAATAAATAGTGGTCTAGGAACTCTTACAATTCCTGCAAATGGATTTCAAGTAGGGGATAGCTTCAGCGGTGTATTAATAGGCCACCTATCTTGTGTAGGTACAGCTACTTTGCATATTAGAGTTAAAACTGCTTCAGGAATATTACTAGCAGATACAGGAGTAATGGCAATGAGTGCAGCTACTGCTAAACATTGGAAGCTAGATATTAATTTTACTGTAAGAACTTTAGGAGTAGCTACTGTAGCTTCTATAGCATCAGGAGGATTGTTTGCATATACTAAAAATTCAGGTCTTAACTTTGAAGGAGTAAATTTTAGTATTGTTAATAACATAACTTTTGATACTACTACCTCTAACACACTTGTTGTTACAGCTGAATGGAATACTAATAATGCAGGAAATTCTATTTATTCAGAAATATTTGTTTTAAATAAAATATACTAATCATGAAAAAATATACAGTAGAAGAGCTTAAAGCTCAGTTTCAAAAACACAACTACAGATGGTTTGATTTCCACTTTGTAGGTATAAGATCTAATGCTAACTTACCTAACCAGTTTGATGACTTGTTTGGAGTAGTTATGGGTGATAAAGTAGAATGGTTTACATGCACTACTAACCCAGGAACACACTGGTTAAAAAACTTGCTTAACCCAAAAGGTGCTGCATTACTTAAAGCTAACCAGTATGTAGATACTTGGAGTATAGGAATGCACCAAGGAAAGTACAAAGCTTTTTGTCAAGTTAAACCAGTTGAGGTATTCCGTGATAAAAATCTAGATGACAAAGCAGAAGAAACAGCAACTATTGACAAAGGCTTGTTTGGTATAAACATTCACAGAGCTAATGAGAAGTTTACTTCTAAGCTTATAGACAAGTGGTCAGCTGGTTGCCAAGTATTTAACAATCCTGCAGACTTTGCTAAAGTATTGTTTGCAGCAGAATCAACTAAGCAAAAGTTTTTTACTTACACCCTTTTAAAAGAGTTCTAATATGAAAATGCCTATATCCTTTAAAGACTTTGCAAAAGATCCAGTTAAGGGTCTCTTGTTTATTGTCTTGCTTGCTGTTGGTTATCTCTACTATGATAACAAAGCCAGCTACCAAAAACAAACTGAAGAGTATAAATCTCAGTACACAGAGTGCGGAACTAAAGTAGAAGCTCTAGAAAACAAGCTAGATGAAAAAACTGAAAGACTTAGAAGAGCAGACAGTGTAATGGCTATATCAGTAGCTAGACTTGAGGTGTTAAATGAAATAAACAAGATAAAATGAAAAAGATTTTAATATTATTTGCAGTAATCCTTTCCTCTTGTAAGGAAGCTTCTGTAGAAGAAGGTCAGGTTCCTATGTTTGACAGCATTGTTGCTGAAGAAAACAGTATAGATATTAGCATGATAGATACAGCTTCTATAGACTCTATGGCTGAAAAGATAACAAACCTTCTTATATCTACAGCTCATGCTGATAAAAAAGTAAAAGAGATCAAAGACATTAAAAAAGAAAATGTATCTTTAAAACAAGAGCTTGTAGAAACTAAGGCAGAGCTTAAAGAAGTTAAAGCTGTACTTGCTGATACAACTGAGCCTGTTAAAAAGAAAAAAAGTTTTATACAAAAAGTAATATCAACTATTAAAAAAGACACAGCACAATGAAAAAATTTTGGACAATGTTTGATGACAACAACAGCATCAATGAAAAAGCAGTAGTAGGCTTTATTGCCTTCATAGTAATGATCATCTTTGCTGCTGTGGATATAGGCACAGGTATAGCTAATAAACCTTTATTGGTGAATGAGTTTATTTTTGATTCTTTTAAATTACTTACAATAGCGTGTTTTGGTATTGCTTCTGTAGATAAATGGATCAACAAAAAGCACAATACAGAAGAAAATGGGAACAGTTAAACAACACTTATTAGCATTACTAGGATCACTTGTAGTTTATTTTCAACCAGTTTATAGTGTACTATTATTAGTAGGATTCTTTGTTACTATGGATACCATAGCTGCAATAACTGCTGCTATGAAAAATGGAGACCCTATAACATCAAGAAAATTCAGAGCTATATTTCCTAAGTTCATAATATATGGTGTAGCTGTACTAGTATCACATGTCATACAAAGACAGTTTTTTCCAGACTTTCCTGCTACTAAGATTATAGCTGGCTATATTGTTTATAGTGAGTTACTTAGTATAGATGAAAACATAGAAAAGATAACAGGCTATAGTATGTTTAGGTTCTTTATCAAAATGCTTAAAAAGTAATGACAGAAAAAAAATATTCTTTTGACAAAGTCAAGATGATTCTTATAGCAGCTGTTGTTATAATGTTTGGCCTATTAACCAGACAGTGTGATGATACTGAAGCTGTAGAAACTGATCATCTTAAAGACAGTCTAAAGACAACTATAAGAAATCAAAAGAGAATATCTGATAGCTTAAAACTTGTAGCTAATGGTAATGACTCTGTAAGACTAGAATACATAACTAAGTGGAGAACTAAGATTAAAACCATAATCCAGCATGACTCTATTCCTTGTGATAGCATTCTACCTATGGTTGTAAGCACATGTGATTCAATCATTTCAAAAGATAGTATTTATATTAAAGATCTTAGAGACATTATTTATACAGATAGCATAATCATGGATAGTCAAGCTCAGGTTATAAAACTTGATTCCATAAAAATAGCAGACCTAGATAGAAAGGTAGTAAGATTAAAAAGACATAGAAGGTGGTTATTATTTGGAACAGGTGTATTAGGAGGAGCTGTCCTAATAAACAATAGATAATTACAAAAGAAAAAAAATGAAGCTTAGACCAGGACAATCAAGAAAAAACTATGCTGTAAGCCGGCTAGTAGTAAAGTATTTAAAGAAGTATCCTGATATGAAGGATTATACTTTAGCTAAGCTTATGTATAATGAGAATCCTCAAGCTTTTTCAAATTTAGATACTGCTAGAACTTGTATAAGATTTAGAAGAGGTCATCAGGGGAAAAAAATATCAAAAGATACTAAGTTTATTACTCCTAAAAACTATGATACTAATAACACTCCTATAAAAATAGTAAATAGGGCACCTAAGCTTAAGGTCTTTAATCTCCCTATAAATATAAAAAATGTGTTATTTCTCACAGATATCCATGTTCCTTACCAAGATGATCTTGCTTTAAACAAAGCTATCACTTATGGCTTAGAAAAAAAGGTAGATTGCATATGGCTTAATGGTGATATCATGGATATGTATGGAGCATCTGATCATGAAAAACTTCCTGATCATGCTATGATTCATGAAGAGTTTGATGCCATGCATGACTTCCTGGGACAACTAAGAAAGCTATTTCCTAAAGCTCAGATATACTATAAAGAAGGTAACCATGAAAGAAGATGGACAAGACTCTTAATGAGAAAAGCTCAAGAGCTTATAGGCATGAAAGAGTTTGAGCTAAATGTTATACTAAAACTAGAAGAGTATAAGATCCACTGGGTAGCTAATGAAACACTTGTAAAGTTTGGAGATTTGAATGTTATACATGGTAATGAGTTTAGAGGTGGTGGAGGAGTTAATCCTGCAAGAGCTCTTTACATGAGAGCCAAGGCTAACATCATAGCTGGAGACAAACACAAGACTGGTGAGAACATAGAGAACAACCTAAACAATGAACTAGTAACAACTTATTCTGTAGGATGCCTTTGTGATCTAAACCCTAAGTATATACCTTTTGGTCATACTATCTGGAATGTAGGGTTTGCTTATATAGAAATGAAAAATAATAAAGCCAAGGTACATAACTACAGAATACACAACAATAATATACTATGACCTTTCTGTTTAAGATCCGCATATTTGACAAGCATGAGAGACAGTTCTTCATGGATGGTGAGGAGAAAACCGAACCTATGGACAGCAACTGGTACAGGTTTGACTACTTTATAGATCTTAACAAAGTACAGATAACATCCTTCAGAGAGTATATATTATTTGACAATGAGAACACACCAACCCGGTGCATAAAGATATTCCTTAGTGATGGTGATCATCTTTATGGATCATACTCTATAGAAAAGTTTGTAGAGATATACAATACAGAATACAAAGAATTATATACAGCCTGGGCAGAAAGTCTAGGTGAAAGTGCTATTAGAAGTTTAATCCAACCTATAGAAAATACCCCAGAAGAACCTCTTGAGTAAAATAAATTTGTAAAGTTTAAACTTAATTAGTATATTTGTTAAGTTTAAAACCAACAATATGAATCAAGAAGAAAAACAAGAGTCTAAATCTATGACTCAAGAAGAGCTAACAGCTCAAAGAAAGAATGTTATAAAACATTACAACAACCAGATTGAAGTTCTGAAGATCCAGTCACAGTATGAACAACTGTTAGCTGAGATTGAGATGCACAGAGCTAAGAGAATGGAGATGATCATCAGACAAGCTCAGATGGCAGCAGGTCCTCAACAAGAAGAACCAGAGACTGATCCAGAATCAGAACAAGAAGAGCCTCTTCAAGAAGCCCCAAAAGAAAGAAAGTTAAAGAAATCATAGTTAGCTAAAAAACCAACATGGCTAAGTTTAATATAGTAGAAAAAAAGGTCAGCATGACGCTGGAGCAAATTATTAAGTTCCAGATTATTACTTATTGTTATGTACATAATATAACACTAAGTGAGGCTGACCTAAACTGCCTTACTTTACTAGGTCTTAATAAAAAAGCTGATCTATCAGATTTCTGTAATGCTTGTTGTGCCCATGAAAACCGTGACAAGGAACCAACAGTACTTCATACTAAAGTTATATTCAAGACTCCACAAACAGTAAGAAACTGTTTAGCTAAGATGAAGAACTATAACATTATAAGCAAGGAAGGATTGGGGCACAACAAAACAGTAGAGATAAACCCAGATCTTAAAATACAGATTGAGGGTAATATATTGTTGAACAGTAAAGTATATCACATTGGTACCCAAGAAAGCTAAAGACTTTAAAAAGTCAACAGCTGAAGAACTTGATCTACCAGAAGACTTAGTTAACAAGCTAACAGACTTCTACTGGGAGAAGGTAAGAAAAAGGATAACAGATCTTAAATACAAAAACCTTTCTATCATTAACCTAGGCAAGTTTAGAGTCAAACACTGGAAGATAGATGAGACCATAGAAAAATATAATGCTATCATAAAAAAGCTTGATGGCAAGTTTACAAGATACAATATCAAGAAAGATCTTGAAGAAAGAATAGAACAGCTCACTAAGATAAAAGATCTAGCACAAGAAGAGACAAATAAGTTTAAAGAAATAAGAGAAAACAGAAATGATAAAAAAAGTAAAAAAAATGTGGAGCAACAGAGCTCAGATATGGGCCGGCTTCAAGAACCTGATATTCAGGACTGATTATACTGAAGAAGTATATCACATGCGTATGAAAGAATGCAAGAAGTGTCCTATGATGGATACAATTGGTACAGATTGTGAAGTGATTGGTACACAACCATGCTGTGCAATTTGTGGCTGTAGTCTAGCACTTAAACTAAGATCACTAGAATCTGAGTGTCCACATCCAGATGGACCTAAGTGGAAATCTATAGAAGATGCTAAATAGAGAAGACCTCATATATTACTGTTTGCTTCCATCAGAAAAAGATCCTATGACTATGTACTGGACTAAAGATCCATTATATAAGGATTTTGTTCTGGTTGATGCAGCAGGTAAAGAAATGAGAATCCCTACAGAGCATATGCTATCTTTGATAGAGTTCTTTGCAAAACATTTACACACTCAAATACCAACTCAAAATGTCAGTAATATTTCAAACAGAAAATCACAAGTACCAGAGTCTGGATCCTAATGAAAGGATAGACTGGTTAAGTGTAACTAGTTTTGTAGGACAGTTCAAGCAAAAGTTTGACCCTATAAAACAATCCATAAAGTCTTCAAAAAATCCTAGATCTAAATGGTATGGGATGACGCCTGAAGATATACAAACTCACTGGGCTAATGAAACAGATAGAGCTGTTACAGCCGGATCATGGTATCATGACCAGAGAGAATCAGATCTTACAAGTATTGATACTATAGAAAGATCTGGTGTAGCTATCCCTATTATAAAACCTATATGGGATGGTAAGTTAAAAATAGCTCCAAATCAAAAACTTACAGAAGGGATATATCCAGAACATTTTGTATATTTGAAATCAGCTGGAATATGTGGACAGTCTGATAGAGTGGAGGTTGTAAAAGATACAGTAGAAATAGTTGACTACAAAACTAACAAAGAAATCAAAAAGACTAGTTTTGTAAACTGGGAGGGTAAGTCACAAAAAATGATAGGCCCTTGTGAACATCTAGATGACTGTAACTTTAACCATTACTCTTTACAGCTAAGTACATACATGTACATAGTACTTAAGCATAATCCTAGATATAAACCGGGTAAAATGTTTTTACACCATGTGATCTTTGAGAAAGAAGGAGAAGACCAATTTGGGAATCCCATTCCAAAAAAAGACAGTAATGGAGATCCTATTGTAAAGACAGTTGTACCTTATGAAGTACCTTATCTGAAAGCTGAAGTACTAACAATGATTAACCATATACAAGACAATAAAAAATGAGCATATTTAAAGAATACAGCATAGTGCTAGAAAATGGTAAACTAAAAGAAGATTTAGGAATAGAGAGTTTTATATTTGCCAAGTTAACAGTAGATGTAACAACTGTTATAGCCTTCAGAGAATCTGTAGGAAATGATGGTGAGATGGAGCCTTATACTATTATTAATACAGACTCTGGGCACACATTTTGCATAGAGATTCCTTATGAGGATTTCCAGATCATGTTTTACACAGAAGTAATACCATATTTAGAAAAACTAGAAAAAGAAAATGAGCACTGAAGAATACACACACAGAAACTTTTGGGTTAGCAATGAACAAGTAACATGGTTACAAAATCAAGAAAAGCTAGTATCTATAAGAATACAAGAAGATGTAGAAAAATGGTTTGTTGCAACCAGTCCTTGTCCTACGGTGTATAAAATAAAAATCAAAGAAAAAAATGATAAAACTGTTTGATATACAGAATGGTATCATAATACCTACTGAGCATTGTTATACTCTAAGCTTTTTAAAAGCTGTTATGGATGAATATCCAGAAGAGCATTTAGTAGTGTATGCTTACTTATTCTATATGACATGTGCTAACCCAGAACTAAACCCATACTTTAATATGCCTGAGGATGATAGAGAACAGATTATTCTACAAGATATTAATGCAGAGTTTAGCACAGAAGATGAACTAATATTATCAGCACTTAGCAAATGCAGACAGATGTATGAAACTCCTACCGTGAGAGCATACCGTGGCATAAGCTCAATGTTAGATAGACTTGCTACTTACATGGAGAAAACACCTATTACGCATGGTAGAGATGGTAACATCACAGCTCTAGTAAGTGCAGCTAAGAACTTTGAAGGTATAAGACAATCTTTCAAAGGAGCATATAAAGATTTACAAGATGAACAACAAACAAGAACACGCGGAGGCGGTTCTTTAGCATATGATCAATAATATGGAAGAACTACACAATTGGTTGTTTCACTACAACCCTTATCAAAAGCACTGGGTTGCTTTTAGAAGAGAAGAATCTTCATCATACTTTAATGGTGAGTTAAAGAATGTACTAGTTTCTAAAAAACATAGTACTCTTGTAGATATCATTATTAAAACAGATGGTGATGAAAAGAAGATAAAAAAGCTACTTAAAGATGGATAAGTTTTTCTACACAGATATACCTACTTGGGATAATGGTGAATGGACTACAACTAGTTTTAATACTAGAACTGAGTTTAGAGATTTTGTACTACCACTGTTTAAAGAACCAGGCAAGTATAACTTTGATGAAACTTCTCTTATCTTTAATGCAGAAGCTAGAAAGTACAATGACCAAAAGTTTTATTGCCCTGCTCCTGTAAGAAGCAAAGACTTTATAACTTATTGGGATGACCAAAAAGCCAAATGCAGAAAAGGTGTAATATTTAAAAATGGAGATAACACATGGTACCTTACCAGAGAATACTACATGTGGTTAAACTTTCTACCTATCAATAACAAGGAGACTAGAAGATTCTCCTTCCCGGATGTGAGGGATGCCCAATATCACATGGCCCTTTATGAAGTTCTAGCAGAACTATTCTATAAGCATGCTGCTATCTTAAAGAAACGTCAGATAGCCTCATCATACTTCCATGCAGCTAAGCTAATCAATGCTATATGGTTTGAAGAAACACCTATCCTAAAAATAGGAGCTAGTCTTAAGACCTATGTAAATGATACATGGAGATTCTTGAATGAGTACCGCAACTTCTTAGATGATAACACTGCTTGGTATAGACCTATGAACCCGGGCAAGATATTAGACTGGCAACAACAGATTGAGACTAGTGTACCTGGACAAAATAGAAAAACACTTAAAGGTTTAAAAGGGGTACTAAAAGGTACATCTTTTGAGAAAGATCCAACAGCCGGTGTCGGTGGACCTTGTACTTACTTCTTCCATGAAGAGGCTGGTATTGCTCCACATATGATGGAAACTTTTGGTTACATGAAACCAGCCTTAAAATCTGGTATGATAACTACAGGTACATTTATTGCTGCAGGATCTGTGGGTGATCTAGATCAGTGTGATCCTTTAAGAAAGATGATTATACATCCTGAGGCTAATGATATATTCTATGTAGAGTCTAACTTACTAGATGATAAAGGTACTTTTGGAAGATCTGGATTATTTATTCCAGAACAGTGGTCAATGCCACCTTGTGTAGATGAATATGGTAACTCTAAAGTAGAAGAAGCCCTTAAAATGTTGGATGAATACTTTGAGAAGAAGAAGAAAGATCTTGCTCCTGAGGAATACCAACTAGAGTTGTCTCAGCACCCTAGAAATATAGAAGAGGCTTTTGCTTCTAGAACAGTCTCTGTTTTTCCTATGCATTTAGTAAATGCTCAGAAGAGAAGGATAGAAGAAAAAGAATACAGCACTGAGTTTGTAGAACTAAGTAAATCTGCTGATGGCAAGTGGTTAGTAGACAAGAGTAAAAAGATTCCTATTAAAGAGTTTCCTATCAGTAAGAACACAGAAGATAAGACAGGTGTAATAGTTGTCTATGAGCGGCCTGATCCCAAAGCTGACTGGGGAACTTATTATGCATCTATTGACCCCGTGTCACAAGGTAAGACTACTACATCTGATTCTTTGTGTTCTATCTATGTATACAAGATTCCTATAGAAATAACCAGGATTGATGGTGAAGATATAAAGAACTATATTGAACAAGATAAGATTGTAGCTAGCTGGTGTGGCCGATTTGATGATGTTAAAAAAACTCATGAAAGATTAGAACATATTATAGAGTGGTATAATGCATGGACTATTGTAGAGAACAATG